CCCATTTGTTTACCTTTCGAGGAGTAACGAAGAGGTTGATATGGACTTGTTGTATTTATGCGTTGATGATGTTCTCCGTGAGTGGAGGAATGTCAGCTTGCAGGAGTTTCAAGAGATGAGTTCTTTGGTGGCATTCAAACTTGGTGTGGTCTACCCCGCGATGATATTCGTTAAGGGTGAGGCGACCAGGGAAGGGAAGGTAGCTAGGCTTATCTATGGTGTTGCAGTGGTTATGAATGTGATTGGAAGAATTTTATTTGGACAGTTGCTTCAAGACCTGCCATTCACTAGTAATAGTGCACAACATAAAGTTGGGATGGATATGTACACCACTGAAGGCTTAGCTGGCTTGGACGCCTGCTTTGAGAATTTGTTTGACTTCGCACTTAAACATGCGTGTGGAGTCATAACGAATGATATGGAGGGCTGGGAATATAACGCTCGCCAGTGGATGGCTGAGGAGTGGTATGAGGCCGAGATTAGAGCAACCAGTGAGGATTGTGACGGGTTTTATGCTGATATGGTGCGAAAGTATCATTGTGCTGAGACGAAAACTGTCTTGATCGATAGCGATGGGTTTGTGCATAAGTTACCATTTTACATAACGTTGAGTGGTAAGCCTACGACGCATATTGAGAACTCTGACAACAGGGCGGCGTTAGCTGATGCCATTAATGGCTGGGCGGATGTAGCCCTTGTTGAGGAGTTCCCGAGTATCACTAATGGTGATGATTGCTTGGAAGCTAGCACAAATCCTGGAGGTTACTTGGAATTAGGCTTTGTAGTTACGGACGTTAAGGAACAGTCTCGAGATGAGATACATTTTAGCTCCCAGCGCTTTTCTAGGAAGAGCAATGGGCAGCTTTTAAGGGTTCCCGACGGATTAGCGAAGGCGTTGTTTAATGCAATTGTTGGTGCTGAGAAGGTTGACTCTTTGATTGGGATTTTGTCCCATGTGAAGGATCACCCCGGGTTTGAGTTGTTTGTTAAAGCTGTGAAGCTTGGACATAAACTTAATAAAGGGGAGGAGGCCGTTGAACTCCCAATTGAAGTGTTATAAAACGTACTTCAGATAACCCTACTCTAGTTTATGCCGTTTATTTTGGCTTTAGGAACTAGTTATATTGTATTTTGTCTATTGTTGATACTGTGGTGTGTACCTGTACAACATGCCGAAAGTAAACGCGAAGAAGAAGATGCCAGTGAAGAAGAAGCAGAGCAAGAAGAAGAGCGCGAACCGTTCATCGAGTGGACCTAAAGGTCCTTCGGGAGCTGGTAGCGTTATGATGTTAGCTCATGCAACCTGTGCGGTTACAAACCCATTTTGCCCGGAGGCGAATGGGTCTAAGTGGCCTGATGGTTCTTTTGCGCGTAGCGTAACTTGGGATATTGACGGCGCTCCATTTGATATCGCCACTGGTGCTGGCGGTATTGGTAACGCAATATTTCTCCCAGGGTTCAAATATCATACTAACACATTTGCCTCATACACTGGTGATATTTTCACGAATGCTACGACGAATTTGGCTATTGCCAATCCACCGTCGAATGCTGCGAGATTTCGTATCACTAGTTGGGGTATTAGGTTGACTTGTAATTTGAGCGCTATGACTGCCGCTGGAGTTGTTAGGGTGAGATTGTTCTCTCCCTTGACAGGCAACAGTTTGTTAAATACAAGCATGACGTCCCAATTGGCTGACGAGTGTGAAGACGTTCCAATCTCAAGATTGATTGGGAAGGACGTCTATATTCTCCCAAAGCCGACTGGAACTGATGCCAGATTGTTTAGAGATGCGACGACAGAAACAGCTACCATGGCTAGTTGGGTGAATCCCGGTTGGCAAGTTGCGCAAGTGACTGTCTCCGGTGCCCCAGTTAGTGTGGCTGGTGCTATTTCTGCTTACGTCTTTTATCATTATGAGATCGTGTTCCAAGATGGAGATTCTTCAAATGCTTTTGCGAGGCCACCGCCGTCTGCGAACCCTGTTGTTCGTGAGGCGTCGGAAGGTGTGCTTAGCAGAGTTGGGAATTTCTTTGAAGGAGCAGCTGAGAAAGTGGATAATATCTTCAAGTCTAAAGCGGTGAAACTACTTGCGAGTGGTATAGCTGCAAGATATGGAGGTCCACAAGCAGCGGGATCTGTGTATGCGATAGCTGATGCCCATCAAAATGCGCGTCATGTGGATTGATCGTTGTGGGTTAAACGTTAAACCCTCCCCAGAGAGAACTGAGGACTAAACATAAGTACAGGAGTAATACTCCGTACTGCAGGAGCTCGACTGCATATAACCGTGAGCCAAAACCTGGTAGTTGCGTAAGATTGTTTACGTTGCCCCAGGGCTCCAGATACGAGGAGATTTGATTAAAAGTAGTCGTATCCGCCCGGGTTTTCCGCAGAGGGCGAGCGTAGGTGCTGAAGATTTCTGTGGGACCTCGTGCACTATAAGAGAAC